CATTGGCGGGAGCTGCGGTAACGATTAAACTCTATGAATCGCAGACAGCTAACCAATTCTGGACTGGGAGTGCTTTCGTTACAGGTATTCATATCAATACCAGCCACGATGGTATTGTAACCTATGCTTATGATTTTCAGGGAACGGGTGCTCTTACTGTCGCTGCTGCTTAATGGGACATTTGGTTGGACATTACAAATCCAAATTGACGCTTAGGTTAGCTATGGAAAAAGTGGACATTGTAGTGGACATTTTAGGAGGTAAAATATGGCAATATCGGGTAAGAATGGCAATGTATATTCCAGCGCCCTCTTGGTTGAGGACTGCGAGGATGTGTGGGTAGCGGGAACTGGGGCAAGTGTTATCAGTGTAGTTACTGGCAAGGTTGGAACATACTGTGTGAGGGATACTACCACGACTTTAGGGGCATCGGCTTTGATGATGACCGAGATAATCTCTAAAGACTTGACAACTTATGATGGGGTTTATTTCTGGTTCAGGTCAAGCGTTAATACGGCTGCTGGTGATTTAGCTCTCTTGCTAGACGATACGGCACTCTGTGCTACTCCATTAGAAGTCCTTAATATCCCCGCACTCACGGCTGCGACTTGGAAGCAATGCTTTGCGAGATTAGCAGACCCCTCGCTTCTAGGCAGTTTAATATCGGTGGGGACGAGACAAGTAACCGACCTTGCCGATGGCACTTTTGATATTGATGATGTCCAAGCACTACAAGAAATAGACGGCATTAAGTCTTGGTCAATAGATTATACCGCCGATACACTTGATGCTACCGACTTTGATGATGCGGGGGTAAAGGCTCATATCATCGGGGGTTCAGGATGGTCGGGTTCGTTTGAGGGATTTAAGGATACCACGCCTCTAGGGATAGGGGCTGAAGTTTATCTTGTGTTGGGCGAGTCAACAACGGCGTATCAGAATTGGATAGGGAAGGTTATCATCACTGCCTGTCATCCATCAACGAGCATTGATGGGATAGTTACTTATTCCTACGATTTTCAAGGAACTGGAGAACTCGGAGTTCCTTCGGCTTAACCTTGAAAGGGAAACTAGGGAGTCTCCATACAGGCAGATTACAAGTTGGTGGCATACTGGGCTGGCAACTAGATTTAACTCTAGCCGATACAGCTAGGGATGCCACCACTTATTATAAGCTCTCTAAGTGGAAGCTCACCGCCGAATCTTACTGGCTCTTTGATATACCTAGAAAAGTTAATGTTCGTCTCTATTCCGATAATGGTAAGGGATATTGGGAGGGGGTAGGGAATGTAACCTCACAGACTAAGCAACTATGGGATACCTTGATACACGAATCTATAGAAATTATGGGGGAAGGAATATTAGAGGGGAGAGAATGATAAAAGGGCTTACCATTCTTTTGGTAATGCTTCTAGTAGCCTACCCGATAATAGAATTGACCAGGGTTATCATATCATACTGGCAATTGGTATCTTTACCTTTTGAGGTGATAGGTAAAATAGAAATTATCTTGATGTGGGTTTCGTATCTAGCCATAATACCTATATTAGCATGGAGATTGAAGTGAACAAGCTATGGTGGCGAATACCTATAATCTTATTTTGCCTGCTAATGGTAGCAACGACTGCCCTCTTTGCTAAGGTAGCCTATGCTGCTAGTGGCATGCCTGAGTTCGGGCTGCTCCTTAATGCCGGGCTGGACGGCTTCAAGGCTTATCTGAATTGGTTACTTGAAATCCTAAAGGTTATTTTGTAATGAACACCGAGGCGATTATCTATCTCCTCCGTAAAACTAATCTTACCCGGTCTGAAATCGGGAAGCTCACCATCTCACAATTTAATGAGGTTATCAAAGAGGTTTCATATCAGGAGAATGTAGACGAATATCGGAGGCAACATTCCATAGCGTCTTTACTAGCAGCCATTTACAATACTATCCCTAGAAAGCGAGGCTCTAAAGTATTCAAGGCAGAGGACTTCCTGAGTGGCGGTATGCCAGAACGCAATCCCAAAAAGGAAGATTCGCTAGAGACAATGGCAAATCAAAGAGGGGTTAAGTTACCCACAAAGGAACTAAAAGAACGATAGAGTAAAGTAAAATACAAACCACCTTATTCAATTTAATTAGAGTAAAGTAAACCAAAGGAGAAGATAATGAACGAAGTAAACATTCTGGCAGAAGAAAAACCCAAGACTATCAAACTAGCTGATGGTAAGGATTATATCTTACCCCCAATTGATATGACCACACTGGCTAATATAGAAAAGACGATGGGATTTGGGTTGGGCAGTTTCAGCCAGCGAATAGAATCAGAAACGATGACCACAATGAGGGCTTTGGTCTATGCGTTACTCAAAGAAAATCAACCCAACCTTACCCTTGATGGTGTGGGGCATCTTATCACGCTAAAGGAAATCAGTCTCTTATCTACAACTATCAGCGAGATTATGGCGGTCTCTAGTTAAGGAGGTCTATATGCCCAATGGTATCAATTACGAATTGGACTTTGAAAAGCGTAT